GAACAAGTCACCTAAGTACTCTTGCTTGTACTGAGTCTGAGTGCGAACACCCATTTGCTCTGCAAATACCATTGCGTCACGATGACCCAAGATACCTGCAATCAAGCGACCCCCGGCAGTGTTATTTGCATCGGTTTCAACTTCTGGGCAGTTTGTTGAAACGTAGATGTCAATGCCGTAAAGTGATCCAATGTTTCCATTTGCTACAGGCTGACCTGATACAAAATCAGATGAGTTGTAACGATCAATACCACGGATAGTCTGCACTACTGAAGGAGGAACAACGAGGAAACGCTGATCCATAGGTACGTCATTGTCGTCCAATTGTTTAATAGCTTCACGAAAACCTACATCTGAGAATACGTCAGCTTCAGCTACTGTAGTTGTAGCGTATGGCTCTAAACCTGTAGAGGCATCCATGTAGAACGAGTTAGAGTGAACCCAGTCAGAGCCGTTACCATCGTCGTCGCCAAGGTATTTACCCAATGCAAACAAGTCAGTGTCGACTCGCTTAGCAAGAGCATAACCGGCATCAGAAGTATAGAACTGACGCATAGAAGAAAGAGCTTGTACATCAGTGATGTCTTCGATCAAACGAGAGTACTCATAATGCTCAGAAATTGCTACTGTTACGTCCGTTTCAGTTGCCGCAATTAATGTTACCTGAGTTTCTGCCGCTTTTTTAGTTGCATCATCACGACTAGGCTTAGGAATACGAATTGTATCTCCCTTTTTGCCTGTCATTGGCATACGGTTTACGAGGTTGGCAAGTACGAGAGATTTCTCATATGCCGCTACGATTTCATCAGACCAGATTTCTGGAATGAAAACTGCCGCAGTAGTATTGGTGACGTGGTTAGTACCAAGTGCCATGTTAATTTCTCCTTAACACTATTTGACACGACCCTCTTGGTATGCTTGCATAATCTCATCACTGAGTGCTTGATACCGCTTTGGGTCTGTTTGCATAAGTTTAATAATATCAGCACGTCGATAGATCTTGCGACTTGGAGACTCTCCTGACCCTTTCGCATTACCAGTAGAAGCGGACTTCAATTGGCGTTTACGATCAGTCTCTTGCATATCAGCCGTTTCTTTTACTAAGCTCTGCCGTTCTTTCCACAACGTGAGAAGTTCATCAGCACTGTCATAATCAAACTTTTGATCTGCTCGTTGGTACAATTCAGTACGCACTTTAGACTTAGCAACCCACTCACCAAACTTCTCATCTTGTATGATCTCTTTGAAATCAGGATGATTAGATTGTAGTTTGTTGTAAATCTCTGCCTGTTTCATCTGACGAGAAAGCTCTTCAGCTTCCTTGATCTTCGGATGATTAGCAAGTTTGTTCTCAATGTACTTATCAGGATCGTCAAAGATGTCAAAGTCTTCGACAGTTTCTTGTGGGCTATTCTTGGCTTCTAGCTGTGTCTTAACGAAATCATCGACTATTTTGCGGAGTTCACCGACCTCTGAAGATTGTTTACCTAAGAGCTTCTCAGCCTCTTGATGCATTTGGACAATATCTTTAATTGCCTTACCCTGATACTTTTCAGGAATGTCATCATCTTGGGCTTCTTGTATCTCTTCTGGTTCTGCAGGTTGTTCCTCTATGGGAGTCTGCTCGACTTCAACAGGTGAGTATTCTTCTCCGTCCTCTAGTTCTTCTTCGGGACTTGCATCTAAAAAACGTGCCATATTGTTAAACTCCGTGCCGTAGCATTATGGAAGTAGTTAAAGTTTAGCGGCTCTCTCGTGATCCTTAGCCCACTTGTCATCAGCATCGGGCCAACCAACGCCTTTGAAATGTGTTCGGACTGGAGAGATTATCCGCTGTGCTGTGTCACCACATTCTAAACAAGTTACAAAGTTGTCACTGTGTGTCCAGTGTTCTTCGATATGTTCACATTGGGTGCATTTATAATCGTATCGCTTAAGCATCATTTTGCCTCATCAATACGTCATAAGCTGATTTCATCCCTGTCTCAAAGCGTCTTACTCTGAACAGGGCTTCGCGTTCACCTTTGACAAACGCTAAATGCGATTCATTCTTAATATCTTCAATACGATGATTACTAAGGATGTCGTTTATTTCTTCTACGAATTGTTTCCAACCCGGATGTAAAAATAAATCAAAATAAGTTTCGTAATACTTTTGCTCTTCAGGACTCAATGAGTTTCCCCTTTACTTTAATGCAAATATTATACCATACTTTTGTTAATTTGTCAAGTTTTTTCTTGACTCCGTGTTGTTTTTGTGGTAGTCGGTTTCTTCATAGACTCTTCAAGAGTAGTTAAACGCTTGTCAAGTCTTTCAAGAATGGCATTCACTTGTACTAGAATGTTATCCACGTCTTGCTTAGTTACCATTACTTTGCCTCATTTGTTGCTCTACAATTTCTTCTTTACTTGCAATCTCACGTTCCTTGAGTACTAGCTCTGCAAGTTTAGCTCTGCGCTCAAACTCTTTATCAGTCTCATCGACATTAGTCATTCCTTTGCTCATAGCGGCAATGCGCTTAGTTTGAGAGTCTTCAGGGAGAAGCTGAGTCTCAACTTCGTTCTGACGTACACGAGACATGATCTCTTCACTCTGAGCTTGGATGTTTGCAATTGTTGCTTGCTTCTGCGCCATCTCCATTTCCATAGCCGCTTGTTGCATGGCTTGTTGATTTGGATCTGGTTGATTGGACTCACGCAACCGTTGAATAATCTCTTCACGGTTAGACAAGTTCATGTTATCTACAATAGACTCAATCAACAATGGGTACATTGGAGACTCAGGTGACATTGTTTGTAACAACTGGACTAACTGAGTGACCTCATACTCACGAGCGATGATGCCTAGTGAAGAGGTAGTAATAAACTTAAAGTCTTTTGCAGGATAACGCTCTGGATCAAACTGCATATAACGATGAGCTACCTTGGCAACCATCGGAATTAAGAACGCTTCTTGGAAGTTAATCAATGTACGCTTGTGACGCTTGATGATAGCACCCAGTGACATTGAAATCCCTGCGGCTGTGCTATCTCCATTAATTGATCCGGGAATACCTGCGGCATCAATAGCGCCTGTAGCCATCTGTACCATCTGCTGTAGCGATGCAGACTGGTTAAAGGTGTTAGGGTCTAGCTGACCAAAGTTAAACGGCTGAAGGATCTCTGCAGGGTTACCATTCGTTAGGATAGCCTTGCCCGGACGTACTTCTAACTTCGCACCACGAGGTAGGCGTGACGCATCAACAGCCATCATTGGATGTACAGTCAACGCAAGAGCGTCAATACGCGCACGTAATTCAGTGTCAAGAGCTTTCTGTGCGTTATACCCTTTCTCGCAGACACCACGACCCCAGAAGCGACCCGGTACGATATCCCACGGGAAAGCCACAATCGGACGATCTTCCATCATGTAGGGGTTAGCCTCAGCTTTAAGCAAGATACCGTTGTTAGCGATAACAACCATAGCCTCAACGTACTCTGTTCCCTCTTCTGAAATGTCCTCGTCTTCCATATCGTAGGCAACAGCTTCAAACAACTCACGAGGGACAAGACCATAGTACTTAGTTAGTCGCACCTTATCTTCAAAGTGTACAGTGAGATCTTGATCTGGCTCTAAGTCGCTGTCAGGAGGAGCAGTACCTACCTCAACATCATTATACACACCTTGCTCTTGCAGGATTTTAACTTGATGATAAGGAACAAACTCATCAATCGCAACGCCTAATGCTTCTTTAACATTCGTAGCGACAGGATCAATAAGAAAGTTCTGTGGTAAAATAGGACGCAACGTGAATACAGTGCGAGTACGCTCCATGACACCAACTGCTTGCATCTCACCGTCAAGGATTGGTTGTGTTGCAGGAATAAATTCTTTAACTTCCTCTGCAACAATCTCCGCCATGCCTGTACCAAAGACAGCGGCATTAATTAAACACTCAGCGATTTGCTTGCGTACGCCAACAAAGTTAAAATCTTCTGTGAGTTGCTCACGAACTAACTGGATATCACCTTGGTTGGGATCAGCCATGTCATCTTTGATGTCAAAGAACTTACCACGACCGAACGTAGCTTCTTCAACCTCTGCTACGCTAGACTCAACAGCCTGTTGTAGTGCAGGAGAGATAATCCGTGAACGCTCTGAGTTACGCATTGAGTCTTCTTGTGACCATATTCCACGCCAGAGACGATAGTACTCATCAAACTTTTCTTGATAGTTGGCTTCGTAGTGATCTCGCCACGTATTACATTTATCGACAACCCAACCTTCAAGTGAGTTTTGCTGTACCAAATCTTGTTCGTAATCCATTTTAATATCCTGCTACCGGGTCTAATATTTCAAAGTCGTCTTCTTCGTACTCGTATGCGTATGCAACTTTTGCTAACTGGTCAATGTACGCAAGTGCATCCACCAAGTCATCATGTACCAAGGCATTTGGAAACTGGAATAACTCATCAAGGAAAGCGGCATTCCACTCTCCCTTGTTTAAAGTTATTTGCCCGTGTTCAAACCGCCCTTGCAATGCCCACACAACACGGTCTGTTTTCTTTTTGTTACCATGTGTCAGTTCTTCTACGCGAAAGAAGCGTTGCCCTGACTTCATGATATCAGTTAAATATGGAAGCACCGCATTCTTCAGCGCACCTTTTTCAATCCCAACAGCCACTGGTTGATATCGTGCAACAGCATCAAAGATCTTCTTTGCTGTCTTCTTGATATCCCAACGACCGTGAACAATATCTGCTACCCACCAACCATTTTTACTTTTCGTTGCTTGTTCAACATTTGCAAAACCTGCAAGGTCAACTGCAATATAATAATCCCCATGCTCAGGCTCTTCATCATCAAACTGTACCCAGTCTTCTTTAAAGACTTCACTACCTGATGCTTCAAAGCTTGCAAGGAATTCCTGTCTGAACGCATAGCTCGACATGGACTTTTTAGCTGTATCAATCTCGTTTGGATCGAGAAGCGGATTGTCATAAGACGTAAAATGCCATGCCTTATAGCTTTCATCTTCATCCAACTCCGCGTACTGATACAACTCGTAGAAGTGGTTACGCCCCATAGGAGTACCAATAAACATGGCATCTCCCTTCTGGTCAGCAAGCGCAGGACGCAGGATCTGTTCCCACACACTAGGCTTCATATCCGCATACTCGTCCATCACAAGGAACTTAAGGGATACGCCTCGCATTGTCTCTGGTCTATCAGCACCTTTTAACGAAATCGTACAACCGTTAATGAGAGTGATTTGCAAATTGTTAATGTGTGATGATTTAATAACAGGATGCGCTAACTCTAGCAACGTCTGCCACATAATATCACGAGCCTGCCCCTGAGTAGGCGCAACATAAAACACATGACCCTTGTTGGTCTGTAGCGCATAGATAATTAATAACCATGCGGCTAGTCGTGATTTTCCTGTACGTCTACCTGCGGCAACAATCTTAA